CGGGCTGATATTGGTCTGTGTAACGCTGACTGTCGCCGCCGATCCGTTGACCCAATTCAAGGACGGTTACCGCTACGGGACACTGTTTCAAGACGACCCGGATTACATGCTGCTCTACGAACGCTCCACCAATCGCAGCATTACCCTGGAGGTCATCAAGCAAACCGATAAAAAGGTTGCCGCGCTGTTCGTGGCTACTCTCAAGTGGGACGGAGAACCGAGGGAATACCGAGGCGTTGTTGTAATCCACATAAAGGACGGAGAGATTCTTAGAGAAGAACACGCTCCTCTTGATAAGGCCGTGTTCGATCTGGCGGTTGCCGGCCAACTGGCCGATTTATCAACCACCCTCGCCGTCACTTCGGCGGGAGCAACAGAACTCAACCCACTGGTGGATGGGCTGCTAGGATCGCCGAGCGGAATAGCGGCGCTGTTGGCCTTGAAAGTCGGCGTGCTGTACGGAGCCGACCGTCTCGACCTGCACGACTGCATCCAGGCCCGCACCATCGTTGGGTCGGTAGGCTGGAGCTTGGCGGCGTTTAACATCGTAGCGCTGGCTTCGCTTCCAGCGGCCATCGCTGCTGCTATCGGAACGTACTGGGTTGCATCTGACTCAATCGAGAAAGATGCGCCGATTAGGTGTGTGGCGTGACTCATCGTGGACTGTAATGTCTGACGGAAGAAACCTGCTAGGGGCCGGCATGGCGGCAAAGGCCGCGAATCTCACCGCCCTACGCAAGATATACGACAGGGAAGCCATTGAAGTCATGTCCGCCGGTCAAGAGATGCCGCCGTTCGAGATATGGGTGGATCAATACCAGGCAGATAATGCCGACGCCAGCATGAAGGAGGGCTTCAATAAGGTCAGAAAAATGACTTCCCGGAGAGAGCAGTAATGCAGATGACGCCAAGGAAAGAAGCTTTTTGTCGGTACGTTGTCGAAATAGGAAACGCAAGCGAAGCCTACCGCCGGTCTTACAATGCCAAGAACATGAAAGAGCGGACAATCTGGAAGCGCGCCAGCGAACTGATGGCTTGTGGGATGGTTAAGGGTAGGATTGCCGAAATTCGGCAGCAGCTCGTGGAAAGCACTAAATATACCGTTCAGGCGGCTATGGAAGAAGCCCTAGAGGCTTATCAAGTGGCAAAAAAGAAGGGAAACGGTGGCGCTATGGTAGCGGCTACAACACTCAGGGCGAAATTGAACGGTTTGTTGGTGGATCGCGCGGAAGTTGGCAAACCAGGAGAATTCGAGTCCCTAACTGATGACGAGCTTGAGCAATCAATTACAGAGTCCCAGCGTACCCTCGCGCGCACTGAAAATCAGATACCTACGTCTGTTACAGGAAAAGCAGCGACGGCTGGACTCCACTAAGATAGATCGGTTTTACCCAGATACTGGTCCGTTAAGGCGTGATCTGTATCAAAAGCATTTAGCGTTTTTCCGGCTGGGAAAAGAGTTTAATACCCGCGCCCTGATGGCCGCTAACCGCGTGGGGAAAACAGAAGGCGGGGGGGGATATGAAACCGTCCGTCACCTAACCGGAGAATACCCGAATTGGTGGGATGGGTATGAATTCGACCATCCTATTGATTCCTGGGTTGGCGGCGACACAAAAGAAACGGTTCGAGACATCACCCAGTTTAAGTTATTTGGTCCGATTGAGGCCATAGGTACGGGGCTTATCCCGAGAGCCAATATAGGAAAGATAACGTGGAGGCCCAATTCAAACGGTGCGATAGACATCGCCCTCATCAAACACAAAACAGGGAAATGGTCAAAACTAGGATTTAAGTCATATGACCAAGGCAGGGAATCGTTTCAGGGTACAGAAAAAGATTTAATTTGGCTGGATGAAGAAGCGCCGGAAAACATCCGTAATGAATGTATCCTCCGGCTGATGACCACCAAAGGGCATCTAATCGAGACATTCACCCCGCTGAGGGGGATAACCAAGGTTGTGCAACTTTACCGTGGTGAAGGGGCACTGACCGAAGATAACGGAGTAATTATCAACAAAACAAGGGCGATGGTAAGTGCAGGATGGGACGATGTTCCACATCTTAGCGAAGAGGATAAGGCCAGAATGTTGGCTGAGACTCCGCCCCATCTTGTAGTGGCCAGGTCAACAGGCGTACCCAGTCTCGGATCAGGGGCTATCTACACAACGCCACTTGAGGATTTCGTCATCAATGACATCGAGATTCCTGCGTATTGGCCTCGGTTATATGCGTTAGATGTCGGATGGAACAAGACTGCCGCACTGTGGGCAGCGCATGACAAGCCCACTGACACGATTTATTTATATGCTGAATATTACCGAGGGAAAGCCGAGCCTGCCATACATGCGGCTGCTGTTAACGCGAAGGGTAAATGGATCCCCGGAGAGATCGACCCGGCAGCAGACGGGTCCAATCAGAAAGACGGGTCAAAGCTGATGAAGATTTATCAAGACCTTGGGTTAACCCTTCGGAAAGCGGATAACTCCGTTGAGGCCGGGATACTCGATGTGTGGCAAAGACTATCGACAGGCCGACTGAAGGTATTCAAATCACTCCAGCACTGGATCGCCGAATATCAGATGTATCGACGGGATGAGAACGGCAAGATCGTGAAGGAGAACGATCACCTTATGGATGACACAAGGTATGTGGTGCGCGGGATTGAGCACGCAGTTATAGAAACTACACTAGATGACAAATTTAGCGGATTTGTCCCACTAGACCCCGGCATGGGGTACTAACCAAACCGGCCTTGAGCCGGTTTTTTATTGAGGATCGCAATGAACAGACGAATTAGCGCATCGGTAACACGCCCGGCAGACACCACCGCCTATACGTCCGGGGACGTCGTGTGCAACAGCACGACCGCTCCCACCATCATCACATTTAACCGCGCCAGTCATCAGTCAGCGGGATCGGGAGTCCTCAAGCACGCCAAAGTCATCTCATCGGCGTATGTGGCGACCGCCCCGGTCCTTGAGTTATGGCTGTTCGATACCGCCGTCACGATGGACAACGACAACGCCGCGTTTACCCCGACCGATGCCGAACTGGCTACGTTGGTCACGGTAGTCAGTTTCCCGGCGGCGTCCTACAAGATCGGCGATGCGACGGCGGGAGTCGGCGGTAATCATGTCTGTGAAGCCACCTTGGACGTGCCGTTTACGACCGTCGGCGCCAATGTAAACGCCCTGTACGGCGTCCTGGTCGCCAGAAACGCCTATGTGCCGATCAGCGGCGAGATATTCACCCTCCAGCTTGTGATCGAGGACTAGGAAATGGCTGGCACGGAGTATTACAACTCGACGGGAGCGCCGGCAACGAGTTCCAGCGGGTCATCATCGACCATGCGGGCAGAGTTTGACCTGATTGAAGCGGGGTTTGACAAGCTCCCTGCTTTAGCGACGAACGCATACAAGGCAGTTGTTGTAAACGCCGGGAGCAACGGGTTAACGGTTACAGATGGCAACTTAGGCCTTGCAGGTAATTTCTCCACGGTAGGCGCTTATAATGCGGTATTAACATTCACTGGAGCGACCGCAGTAACCTTCCCGACAACTGGGACGTTACTAACAAACACAACAATAGGTTCGGTGGTAAATGCGGCTACCGGTAAAACTACTCCAGTCGATGCCGACGAATTAGCGCTCTCGGATTCCGCGGCTTCGTGGGGTCTCAAGAAACTGACGTGGGCCAACCTCAAAGCCACGCTCAAAACTTACTTCGATACGCTCTATCAAGCGGCAGGTAGTTATTTAACTTCCGGGGGCGCTCTAGGAACCCCGTCTTCAGGAACATTGACTAACTGTACCGGAACGGCGTCCGGTTTAACGGCAGGGAATGTCACGACTAACGCCAATCTGACGGGGGAAGTTACTTCTGTCGGGAACGCTGCGACGATAGCAACCGCCGCCGTTACATTAGCCAAGATGGCTGATCTAGCTCAAGATCAGTTTATAGGCCGGACTACTGCATCCACCGGCGTTCCTGAGACCGCCACCATCACCGCCGCTGCCCGTACCGTCCTTGACGACACGACTGTCTCAGCGATGGTTGACACGCTCGGCGGGGCTTCTGCCTCTGGTACTGGAGGTTTGGCAAGACGTGATTCGCCATCATTCAAAACGGCACTTACGCTTGACGCAAATGCTAGTGCATTACAGACGCCGCCTACCGGTACTCTTTTCCACCTTGGCGGAACGGATGCAACAGCCGCTCGAATGACGGTAGACGGGCATGGTTCTTTTGTAACATTCTCATTCAGGAGGGCGCAGGGAACGGCGGCAAGCCCTACCAATGTAACGTCCGGCCAGACTTTAGGCTCCATGAACGCTTTTGCGTATGGAGCGACCGGGTATTCATCGACTGCTAGGGTCGCTGTCAATTTCTCCGCCGCAGAAGCATGGACTGATTCCGCCCAAGGGGCAAATGTATCGTTCCAAACTACTCCGGCTGGCAGCACATCCATAGCGACTATTGCCACAATCACCGATGTAGGTAATGTGAAGATTGGCGGCACAGCCAACAGAGCCACCACCGAAGGCACGAAACACATTGATATTTTCGATGGTACTGCCCCGGTTGGGACGTTAGCCAACGGCATATCAATCTACTCCACATCCGGTGAGTGCTACATCATGGACGCCGCCGGTAACGCCACCCTCCAATCACCGCATGACAAGGAAACGAACGAGTGGATTTTCTATTCCAAGAATACAAGGACGGGCAAGGTTCTCAAGATTGACATGGAAAGGATGATGAGAAAACTGAACGACACATTAGGCGGGGGCTTTATAAGCGAATTTACCGAGGAAGTAAAATGAAGATTTTACCTTTAGCATTGATTCTGTTTTCTTCTGTAGCTGTCGCGGCGAATCTCAAAGCGGTTCATTAAATGACGACTTCTGCTTCCGCAAACTTCTCCCTTAACCGCGATGCGTTAATCAAGTCTTCGTTAAGGCTTATCAACGTAGGCACTGAGGGTTATACACCTTCCGCCGCCGAGATGCAGAACGCCTCTGACGCCCTGAACATGCT